CACATCCTCCGGCATGTCGTCGATCTCGACTTGGAGACTGTTATTTCCTCACCGTACTCTGCCCCCTCCACTCTCCCTCCTCAGCCCACCGATCTTGCTCCCTTTGACCCCTCCTTGCTGATGCGTGAGTATATGGATGGCTCCGTCCGGGAAGTGTTCGATTCGTTTTCCCGCCTGTACACTCAGCAGATCGATCGGAGTGCCTCCCTCCTCCCTCTCCGTCACACCCGTCGCGATCCTGCCACCACCAACATCTCCATCGCCAAGCGCATCCACCCTGCCTCTGACCGATCCGCTCTCACTAGTCGTGAGTCTATGCTTGCCCGGTTCCTCAAGCGCGCCTTTGTCCGAGTGTTCCCCCTCCCGCAGCTGGATGAGATTGACCCCGTGTTGTTCGAGGCCTGCGTCCGCGATCGCTACCAGTCCTGGCTCTCTGGTCTCACCATCAAGGAGCTCACACGTAAGGTTGAGGCTTCCCCCCCGGACTGGCCTGCTGAGTACACCAAGCTCTTCTTGAAGTCCCAGGCTGTGAAGAAGCTCGATAAGATTGGTGGTCCCGCCAAACCCGGTCAGATCGTTGCCTCCTTCCCCCTCACCAAGACCCTGGAGGATTCTATTTGGGCTCTGTACGTGGAGCGCGTTCTCACCCGGCATCTTCCCCCGTCCATGTACCTTCACAATCGGGCCTCCTTCGCCACGATGGACGCGTGGTACCGCAGCCACTGGTCACCAGGTCCCACCACTGCCTGCGATTACACTGCCTGGGACGCCGGATGCAACCGCATTTTCCTGGCCTTTGATGTCTGGCTTCTCGCGCGCTGCGGTGTCCCCCAGTCGGTTGTGGACCGGTATAGCTACCTGCGGTGCAATACGCATAGTTACCTCGGTCCCATGCCCATCATGCAGTTTTCTGGGGACCGCTATACTTGGTTGCTCAACACCGTCCGCAACATCGCTCTTACTGCCGTGGTTACCGACATGCCCGCCGGTACTCCTTGCGCGTTCTCCGGTGATGACAGTCTCGTCCTCGGTCACTTCCCCCTCCTCCCCATCCACAAGGCCTACCCTATGTCCCCGAAGCCCGTGCACTCGCGCTTCGGCACCTTTTGTGGCTTTGAGTTTGGTCGCTCGCACATCTTCGTGTCCCCCGCTGTTGTTCTCGCCCGGGCCCGCATCTTTTATGAGGACGGTCGTGCCGACCCCGATGCCTGGGATTCCATATCCTTTTCGTGCAGGCTATCTACCATTGATGGCTACGCTCCTTCCGCTACGGTCGCTGCCGCCACTATTGCTGCTTCGGCTCGTCGCGATTTCCGACTTCCACCCGACCCCTTCCCCCTCCATCCCTCCATCAGTCCTTCCCTACCCCATGTCCCCACCTCGTTCTCTCGCTCCCCCCCCTCCCGCCGGCGTTAGTCCCCTCCGGGGACTTCGTCATAAAACAACCATTGGTACAGGCGTCCGTGGGATTCTCTCCCCACGGTTACAGGAATAAGATGGCAC